TCTTTGTTGCACCGCAACAAATGTATGATATACTACACAAAACCGGGAAATTGTTTCCCATAATTTACAAAGGACATACCATGTTTGATTTTGACAAGCAGTACAAAGACCTCGAAAAGAAATTCACCGATTTCCAAAAGCAGGTCAAACAAATAAACGACTTCTGGATCGATTCAATCATCAGTTCACTCAAGCAGTTACAGAAATAAAAAACGGGGGCTACGGCCCCCAACCCTTTACATCCAAAAAACATCTGCTATACTTCGTCCATAAACCCGGACAAGGTGTTTTATGACAATCACAGTATTGCCAACAATGGATGACGTTCCTTTGATAACTGAAGTAGAAGGCCTGCCAGCGGACATAGCACAGCGAGGCGAAGCGTTTTTTAAAAGTGCTGCATTTTTACAGGATGCAGGCGCTAGCATTGAGGTCACCGAAAAAGACCGTGATGAGTCTCGAGCCATATTTAGCGGTTCCGAGTTAGCTCCACCTACCCCTTCATCTTCCGCCGTGGCACTGCACCTAAAAGCCCTTGTCAACGAGTACGACCATCAGGTACTAGAATCTAATATCCAGGCTAGGCAATATATCGTTAACCGCCTCCTAGACCTATCTGACCCCCGTAATGAAACAAAACCCATGGAACAGCTCAAAGCGCTGGAACTTCTGGGTAAGGTTTCGGAGATCGGACTATTTACCGAGAGGGTAGAGGTCAACATCAACCATAAGTCCACAGAAGAACTCGAAGCAGACCTAGTGAAAACCCTTAGTCGCTACGTGAGCCCCGTAAAAATCGAAGACAGTAAAAAAGATGCGGTTTTACAGGTAGACCTTGATGAAGAACTTGGTAGAAAACCTAAAGAATGAGTATAGAGAAAACCAAACTCTCTGACTTTACCCCCGAGGAGCTAGAGCTTGCGGTGAAAAACGCACCTCCGACAGCCAAGCTTCACATCTCTGCGCTCAAAAATGAGCTTGCTCTACGCATGCAGCGAGAAGAGGCAAAAAACGACTTCATGAAATTCACCAATACGGTGTGGCCTACGTTTATTCATGGACGGCACCACGAGAAAATGGCTAGAGCATTTGAGAAAGTAGCTAATGGAGAGATTAAACGCCTTATTATCAACATGCCGCCACGCCATACTAAGTCTGAGTTTGCGTCTTACTTGCTACCAGCGTGGTTCCTGGGTAAATTTCCTCAGAAAAAGGTTATTCAAACCTCTCATACAGCAGAGTTGGCGGTTGGGTTCGGTCGTAAAGTCCGTAACTTGGTCGACTCAGACGTATATAAAAGCTTATTTCCAGACGTTGCACTACAGTCTGACTCTAAAGCTGCTGGCCGGTGGAACACTAACAAGGGCGGAGACTACTTTGCGATTGGTATTGGTGGCGCAGTTACGGGTAAAGGTGCTGATATACTCATTATTGACGATCCTCACTCGGAACAAGAAGCAGCCCTAGCACAGGTTAATCCAGACATTTATAACAAAACGTATGAGTGGTATACCTCGGGGCCTAGGCAGCGTCTACAACCGGGTGGGGCGATCGTTATTGTGATGACACGCTGGTCACAGCGAGATTTGACAGCACAGGTACTCAAGGCGGCAGCTGCCCGAGAGGGTGATCAATGGGAAGTCATTGAATTTCCTGCGATTTTACCCAGTGGCGAACCGCTATGGCCCGAGTTCTGGAGCCTACAAGAATTAGAAATCCTCCGGGAAGAACTTCCGAACAGCAAGTGGATGGCGCAGTATATGCAGCAGCCCACTTCAGACAACTCGGCGATTATTAAGCGAGAGTGGTGGAAGATCTGGGAGGAAGACAGGCCACCCCCCTGTGAGTTCATCATCCAGTCTTGGGATACGGCGTTCACTAAGAATGAGCGTAGCGACTACTCAGCGTGCACAACGTGGGGAATTTTTTATCACCCAGACGATACTGGCACGGCGCAGGCAAACATTATTGCGCTAAATAGTTTTAAAAAACGGATGGAGTTTCCGGAGCTAAAGCAAAGGGCTTGGCAAGAATATCAGGAGTGGCAGCCTGACTCGTTAATAGTTGAAGCTAAAGCATCGGGGGCGCCGTTGATATTTGAGCTTAGAAGCATGGGAATTCCGGTACAAGATTTTACTCCGACCAAAGGAAATGATAAGATTGCGAGGTTAAACGCAGTTGCCGATATATTTGCGTCTGGGAAAGTATGGGTTCCAGAGTTACGCTGGGCAGAAGAATTAATCGACGAGATTGCGAGTTTTCCTAGCGGAGAGCATGATGACTTGGTAGACTCAACATCACAAGCGTTGCTCCGCTATCGTAAGGGCGGCTTTATCAGACTACAGTCTGACGAGCCTGATGAGGTTCAATATTTTAAAAGTAGGCGTAAAGCTGCGTATTACTAAGGATAAATTATGGCAATTGATAAAGCACTCTACCAAGCACCGGTAGGTATCGACCAAGCTGCAGAGCAAGAATCCCCGATAGAGATTGAGATCGAAGATCCAGAAAAAGTCACTATCGGTATGGATGGCCTTGAAGTTGAGATCGAACCAAGCAAAGAAAAAGATGATGGGTTTAACGATAACTTAGCGGAATACCTATCAGATGGTGAGTTGGCACAGATTGCTGGAGATCTCTTAGGGGATTTCGATGCGGATATTGCCTCACGTAAAGACTGGATACAGACTTATGTAGATGGCCTTGAGTTACTCGGTATGAAGATCGAGGAAAGAGCTGAGCCATGGGAAGGCGCTTGCGGTGTGTATCACCCACTCTTGTCAGAAGCACTGGTTAAGTTCCAGGCTGAGACGATGATGAGTATGTTCCCAGCAGCAGGTCCAGTTAAGACACAGATCATCGGTAAAGAAACACCAGAGAAAAAAGATTCCGCAGTTCGTGTACAAGATGACATGAACTACCAGTTAACTGATGTGATGCAGGAGTATCGCCCTGAACATGAGCGCATGCTCTGGGGCTTGGGTCTATCTGGCAATGCGTTTAAGAAAGTGTACTTTGATCCGCACCTAGATCGCCAGGTATCGATGTTTGTACCAGCAGAAGATATGGTTGTTCCTTACGGCGCTTCCGATCTCGCATCATCCCCACGAGTAACGCATGTAATGCGTAAGACTGAGAATGAACTATTACGTCTACAAGCATCAGGTTTTTATCGTGATGTTGACTTAGGTACACCTGACAACGTACTAGATGAAGTAGAAAAGAAAATCGCTGAGAAGCTTGGCTTCCGTGCGACTTCAGATGATCGCTATAAAGTTCTTGAGATGCACGTAGAGTTAGATCTACCGGGCTATGAGCACAAGAATGAAGATGACGAAGAAACAGGTATTGCACTACCTTATGTAGTAACGATTGAAAAAGGTAGCAACAGTATTCTAGCAATTCGTCGTAACTGGGAGCCAGATGATGAAACTTATCAAAAACGTCAGCACTTTGTTCACTACGGATATATACCGGGTTTTGGCTTCTACTATTTTGGTCTTATTCATCTTATCGGAGCTTATGCTAAAAGTGGTACTTCCCTTATCCGTCAATTGGTGGATGCAGGGACATTATCGAATCTGCCAGGCGGCTTTAAGACCCGTGGGTTGCGAATCAAAGGAGACGACACTCCAATCGCCCCAGGCGAATTCAGAGACGTTGACGTACCCTCTGGCACCATGCGTGACAACGTCATGCCGCTCCCATACAAAGAGCCAAGCCAAACATTAATCGCATTGCTAAACCAGATCATCGACGATGGTCGCCGTTTTGCTAATACTGCAGATATGCAGTTAAGCGATATGTCAGCTAACTCTCCTGTTGGCACAACACTAGCAATCCTAGAGCGCACACTCAAAGTAATGAGTGCGGTACAAGCACGTATCCACTACTCAATGAAGCAGGAATTAAAACTGCTCAAGGGTATTATCGCTGCGTACACACCGGAGGAATACAACTATGAACCGACGGAAGGCTCCCGCCGTGCGAAGAAATCTGATTACGATAATGTTGATGTCATCCCGGTATCAGATCCTAATGCGTCGACAATGGCGCAAAAGATTGTTCAGTACCAAGCAGTACTCCAACTGGCTCAAGGGGCGCCTCAACTCTATAACCTTCCCCTCTTGCATCGACAAATGCTCGATGTGTTGGGGATTAAGAATGCGCAGAAACTCATTCCGATGGAAGAAGACCAGAAACCAACGGACCCGGTCTCAGAAAATCAAAATGTATTGATGTTAAAACCGGTTAAGGCGTTTGCGTACCAGAACCATCAAGCACATATTCAGGTTCATATGAGCGCTATGCAGGATCCTAAGATTGCACAGCTATTGCAAGGAAATCCAATGGCACAGCAAATTCAATCTGCAATGATGGCCCATATCAATGAGCATCTAGGTTTTGAATATCGTGTTCAGATTGAACAGCAGTTAGGCTTTAGCTTGCCACCACAAACCGATGAGTCTGGTGAAGATGTCAATATG